CATACCCCATCAGACGCAGAGCAAGACAATAAGTTCAGATATTTATGCTCGGAGTAGTAAGTTCCGTCGTGACGGCATCCGCAATGTCTGCTATTACTGCCATTAGCTCGGGTTCTCCGTACCTATCAATCTGCAATGGATACGGATGCGAGTCCTCCCCGCATCGACGTAACGCCACTCGACATCCGTTCCCGCAGGCCGCATGACCTCGTATATCGCAATGTCTCTCGCCCTCCGCTCCTTAAATCTGTCGCCAGATTGAGGTGTGACGAGGGTTCCTGTGAGGCGAAGGGAATCGCTCTCGACAATGAAATCTCTCGTCTGTGCTCTCAGTACGGACCCGGTGGTATCAGTAAATGTAAATCGAGATTCGGCAGGGACGGCGGTAATCGTCGTCCAATCTGACGAGCGGTGGTAGGTTCCCTCAACGCCAGCGATGTCTCGGACGGCGTCAAGTCCTGATTCGATTGCGTTTGCGAAGTTGCTCATGGTTTTTGAAACTCGTCGCCGTCGATTAGGGCGGCGACGAATGGTCGGCTCCTCCAACCGATACGTCTATTAATTCACCTCGGACTCGCCTGTTCCGATGGCGTCTGTCACGACAATGGGAATACCCTCGACCTCGGTAGGACGAGGTGCGGGTGCTCCTGTTGCGTTGGTCGCAGTCCTGCTCTGTCTTAATTGCTCGAGAGAACGTCGACCCATGACGATATGAGTCGGTTGCTGCGCAGCAGCAAATTGTTGCAATGCAGAGTAGATGAGTGCGTCAGTGCATTTTGAACCAGCGTCGTCAATGTTCGCAATGCGAGCGATTGAGTTTGCCGAACCGACTTGCAACCCCATCCATGCGGCGACATCGACTGCCCACGCCCCGAACATATCGCCCGATGCATCTACCGCCTGAGTCGAATACGCCTCGCCGACATCTATCATGCCCTCATTGCCTGCTACGACAGCGACGTGGCTGAGGTCAGAGACGGAGCGGAGCAGGATGACAGACGAGAGGCCAGTCGGGTTGGTGTCGGGTGCGCCGCCTGCGTCAATCACAAAGTCGGAACTCAAGGCATTCAATGAATCGTAAATGCCAGAGAACCCGTCGGCATCATTGCCTGTGCCGTTAATGAGTTGTTCTTCAGCTTCGAAATAAGCGGCTCGCAAGTGCCTCATTACTTCTCGTGCAAGGAGGGCGTCGCGGCCATCCTTGTAGCCAGAGGCAATTGCTTTATCCATTACTACGCCAGCGTCAAGGTACTTGAGAGTGACGGTGACGAGGGTATCGACGCTTGAATCGTAGTCCTTACCTGTGTTGACAGTTCGGAATCCGACGACAGGAGCACCCGTCTGCTTGACATATTTATGCAAGGTTCCATTGCTTGCAGTTGTTGCTGCAAGTGTTCGGATGAGCGGTGCATCATCGAATAGGTCGGACACATTGATATCCGCCAAGTTTCTATCGTTAATCGTTACTAAGTCTGCTAGACTAAAAAGGTCATCAGCCATTTTCTAATTTCTCCCCGGAAATACTTCCGTTAAGTTATTTTTGTTTCTTTTCGCCGCCGATGATGTCAGCGAGCGAACACGTGTCGCTCTTCGATTCTCTGTCAATATCAGAGAACTCGACAGGGGCGGCGAGGCCTCGTTCTGACCTTGCGGCCAAACGAGATTCGAGTTCGGTTACGCGGGCCGTCAGTTTGTCGCAATGAGCAGCCATCGCTTCATCAAAACTCATTCCCTTCGCGAAATAAATTGCACCATCCGTCTCGCCGAAGGCGTGCATATATTGTTCGCCTGGAGCCGATGGGGTCTCATTCGCTTCGGGTTCGACCGTCTCGTCGGCGTCTACGCTTTCGGATGAAAGCTCGGCTTCTGGTTGTACGGTCTCGGATTCCGCTTCGACGATTGCGGCGGGTGCCTCAATCTCTGCGGTCAATTCGGTCTCCGCTTCGACGACTTCGGCGGGTGCCTCAATCTCTGCGGTCAATTCGGATTCCGTTTCGACGACTTCGGCGGGTGCCTCGGTCTCTACGGTGTCATTAGTCATTTCTGAATCTCCGTTGTGAGTCTGTGTATATATTACTGAGACGACGACTTCGTCTCCTTCATTCATTTTCGATTCTGTGTACATATCCGCTCCATACGGGCAGACGGCTACGCCTCTGAGGTGCCACTGACGAAATACAATGCCAGGGCCGTCGAATGTCTCACCGTTGACTTCGACCGACTTACCTTCAGCAACTTCTTCGATTGTTGTCGATGCGGTGAAGTCTATACTCGCCTCATAGGGGACACCTTGGCCGGACTTAAAAATTATTTCCGTCGCTCGGTCAGAATCCTTCCACGGCGTCAATGCACCCGAAGCGATGAGGTCACCTGAATCGGTCTCGAAATTATTCAGGTATCCGATTATTTGGTCGGGGTTATGACAATAGTCGATGGGCAGGCGGTCCTTATGCAACTTCATTCCGCCGAAATCATGTACCATTCTCCCCCAATACCAGTGTTCGACGGGTTTGCCTGTCCGAGCCACTATGGTGATAGGAGCGGACTTCGCATTTTCTCCGTTGTCTCCCAATAGAAACTCGCCTACCGTCATATGATAGGCGGTTGCGGGTACTAGTTTAGTTGTGGTCTTCGATGTCATTTTCATCTCCATCTATTTCTGCCGAATCACTCGACAATCCTTTTTCTCGCATAATTCGTTTTTCTTGCGTGAGTTCATCCGCTATCTGCATCCAGTCCATGCCCCTCGCCCGTGCGACACGCTGGCGTGAGCTGATGCCTGATGAGATTGCGAGGGCATCCGCCTTGATTTCTTTAAGTGGGTCAATCCAAGGCAAGCCGACGGGTATCCACTCCCACCTGAAGTCCGACAATCTCATACCATTCGGCAAACTCAAATATCCATCTTCTATGAACAGACCGAGACGCCAGGCGGTCAATCTGTCGAGAACCTGCTGCACGTCTGTCCTTTTGCAGGCGGCGGATTGTTCATATTGGAGGAGGGCTTGGCGGGCACCGCTATAATTCGTGAAACTCTCATCATAAAATGAATACGGAATATCTAGGGATTTAAGAGCCGCGCCAATCATGCGGTCGCAGTATTCTGCGAACTCACTCGAAGGCGTGCGAGATTCCAGGAACTCAGCGTCGTCACCGTAGTCAAGGTCCAACACCTGCGGTTCCTTCCCGAAATCAAACGAGTAAGGTTCGACGGCATCGCCATCGGTGTCTGTGTCGACAGGCAATGCGGCATCGCCAGTTCTCGTTAGTTTCAAGCCGAATAGCTGCGATACCTTCGCCTTGGCTAATGCATATTCTGCGCATTAGTAAACGTCGCTGAATGTGTTCAAGGCGGATGCCAACGGACTAACGCCACGAATTTGATCGAAGCGGTCGAAACATCCGTGGTGAATGACGTATTGAGAGGGAATCTCTGCCGCGCATGTAAATTGATTCGAGTAGTTGCCACGGTCGCACACGACATAGGCGAGGGCTCGACCATTCCGCCCGACCCTCACACCATGCACATAACCCTCCGCCTTGAAAAGTTTTCCATCGGAGCGATGCGTCGGATTGCGAACCCTATCACCTTCAATGGCTTGAATGCGACCGTCGTCGAGAGTAAATAGAAATGAGTCGCCGTCTACCGTACGTCTCCCCTCCAACAGACGGATAATCTTCGCGAGCGAATGACGACCCGTTACATCACAATTCTGCGGTCTCGACCACCACGACATGAGCGATTCGATGCGGCGGTCAATCTCATCGTCGCCGCTGCGACACTGAAAACTGAACGTCGATACGTAATCGAGATGCCGACGAACTGCCCATGCCGCAATGCTGTAATTGCGCGTCAGGTCTCGTGTATTACTGACGAGACGATTTCGATTGAGAATCGAGAGTTCGGAATCTTCAGACCGAAGACGAGTCGTGCGGACACGTCTGCGGCCTGTCGATTCAGTCGCATCATACGAGAGACGAGCCGGCCGCCCGTCTGCTCCTAGTATCTCATTCCCCAGAAGTTGTTTCATTCAATCCTTACCACGAGTTTGCAAGATTTATTTGCCCATGAATCGGGCGAGTCGATGTCTCTCTCGCCCGTAGCGATTGCCAATATTTCAATTCTTCGAGTGCGGTTTTTCGGTCATACCGGACCCGCTGCCCGTCTACGTTGACTTCGACGACGCCAACATTTTTGCCTCCTCAACAGAATCTATGGGCACTCTCCGGCTGCGGTAATTCCCCAAGTTGGTGGTACAACGCCACTTCCGACGCTTCGAACGTGCGGAAGCC